CTTTGAAGGCATTGATAATGCTCTTGTAAATGCTAAAGAACTTGGCTCTTATAAAGGGCAAGTTAAAAATGAAGATGCAATGAAAGCTGTTGAAAAAGCCAGAGATGCTATTGATAAATGGAAAAATCTTAATCCTGCTGAATATCATACGCCTGAAGGTTTTGATGCTTTAAAACAACAAGTTGGCGGAATTTTAGAATCAATTCCTTTTGAACAAAAAACAGCAAGAAAAGCTGTTGCAGATGTATATAGTTCAATTAAAAAAGAAATTCAAACTCAAGCACCTGTTTATTCTGATGTAATGAAAGATTACAGCAAAGGAACTGAATTAATTGATGAGATTACCAAATCATTAAGTCTTGGAAATAAATCTACTGCTTCTACTGGTTTAAATAAACTTCAATCGTTAATGCGTAATAATGTCAATACAAATTATGGATATAGACAAGAATTAGCTAATAAATTGATGGAACAAGGTGGTGGGCAAGATATTATGCCTGCTCTTGCTGGTCAAGCTCTTAATTCTTGGACTCCAAGAGGTTTGGTTGGGCAAGGTATTGATGCAGGAGTTTTATTTGCTTTAAAAACAAATCCAAGTGCATTGTTGGCTGTTCCTACAACAAGCCCACGTTTAATGGGTAATGCTGCTTATGGATTAGGTAAATTATCAAATTCAGCATTAAGTGACAAACAAAAAGAATTAGCTAAATTGCTAATGATGGAATCAATTCAGCAAGGAGCAAAATAATGGCACGTAACGGATCAGGCACATATAATTTGCCTGCAGGTAACCCTGTAATAACAAACACCACAATTACTTCAACATGGGCAAATAATACATTAAGTGATATTGCTACAGCTTTGACAGGCTCTTTAGCTGCTGACGGTCAAACGCCAGCTACAGGCCCATTAAACATGAATACGCATTTAATTAATAATGTAACTGATCCTGTATCTGCTCAAGATGCTGTTACTCTTAATTTTTTGTCTACAGGCACATATACAATTAATGGGGGAACTTTCTGATGAATTTCACTTTTACATGGATTTTAGATAAATTTGGTTTACAGCCAAAAGTTGAAATTACACCTGTTAAAAAGCCTGCTCGTAAAAAAGTAGCTACTAAAAAAGTGGCTGTTAAAAAGGCATCTGTAAAAAAGAAAGCATAAGATGGAGCTAGATCCTATAAAAGTCGGTGTTATGTGGCAAAAGGTTGAAGTTATGGAAGCCGAAGTCGCAGAACTACGTAAAGACGTTAAAGAATTGCTTGCATTGGCTAATAAGTCACGTGGCGGTTTTTGGATGGGGATGACTATTGCTTCAGGAGTTGGTGGTTTTATAACTTATATAACCTCTCATTGGATTACTAAATAATGGCTTTTGATCCTATTTCTACTGTCTTAGACATCGGTGGGAAGATATTAGATAGAGTTATTCCTGATACTAATGCTAGACAACAAGCTAAAGATGAACTTGCCAAAGCTATCAATGACCAAGACTTTCAGCTTACTATGGCTCAAATTCAAGTCAATTTGGAAGAAGCCAAATCCGATAGTCTTTTTAAAAGCGGTTGGCGTCCTGCTACTGCATGGGTTTGTGCTACTGCCTTTGCTCTCCATTTTGTTTTGTTGCCAATTGGTAATATTTTTGTTGTTGCATTTGGTCATCCAGCCATTATCATTCCTTTTGATATGGCTACTCTCCTTACTGTTTTGGGCGGATTGCTCGGATTAGGTACTTTAAGATCGATAGATAAAATTAAAGGGGTTGCATGAACCTTACCCCTAATTTTACTTTGGAAGAGCTAACACATTCTGATTTAGCAATTAGAAAAGGAATCAATAATGACCCCTCTAGTGATATTGTTGATAATCTTCGCAGGCTCGCTAACTTATTGGAACAGGTTAGAAAATGCTTGGGTAAGCCAATTTCAATAAATTCAGGGTTTCGTTGTAAAGCTTTAAACGATGCTGTAGGTTCAAAAGATACATCTCAGCATCGTATAGGATGTGCAGCAGATATTAGAGTTTCAGGAATGACTCCTGATGAAATTATTAAATCGATTATTCAATCTAATATTCAATTTGACCAAATGATTCGTGAATTTGATTCTTGGGTTCATATTTCTGTAACAAATAAACCTCAAGATACTCCAAGGAATCAAATACTTGTGATTGACAATTTAGGAACTAGGTCATATTCTTAATGTTTTAAAGGGGTGGTATGAAATTAACTCCAGCAGCTTTGGAAGGCATTTATGTGATGTTATGTAACATGAAGCCCTTTAGTGGTTGGAGTTTGCCGTCTACGGCTGAAATAGTTTTTGTTGTTACAAATGCAGAAGATTCATTAGGAACTTATTTATTTAATGATGAAACTGAAATGCACGAAATAACTATTTCTAAAGCTAAAAACGGCCATTTAGATACCACTATTAAAACGCTTGCTCACGAAGTTATCCATATGAAACGATATAAAACTAAACATTGGGATAAGCATGATGCTGTTTTTAGAAAATACGCACATCAGGTAGCTACTGAACTTGGATTTGATCCTCTGGAGCTTTAATGACAAAAAAGATTTCTGATGAACAGTTTATAGCAACGTGGAAAGAATTAGGAAGCCCTCAAGCAATATCAAAAGAATTAGGCATAGAAGTTAGAGCCGTATATCGTAGGCGAAATAATTTGCTAAATAAGGGAATACCCTTAGAAACTACAAATCAATCAAATAAAGCTATTCGTTACGATAAAGACGAAGTTCAAGCAAAGATTCAAATAAGACTAGATGCTACACGTCATAATGCTCGCAGAGGCATCGTAATGGAGCGTGGTAAGGTCGTAGTGTTTTCAGACGCTCACTTCTACCCTGAAGATAATTCAACGGCTTATAGGGCTTTAATCGAGTTCATTAAGGAATTTAAACCTGAAGTTATTGTGGCTAATGGCGATTTATTTGATGGGACTAGCATCAGCCGACACAGTAAAATCATGTTTGAAAACCATCCATCAGTCATTGATGAACTAAAAGCTGTAAGAGAGCATTTAGATGGCATAGAAAATGCTTCTAGGTTTAAGTCTAACTTAATATGGACTTTTGGAAACCATGATGCACGTTTTGAAACTTACCTTGCTGCTAACGCACCACAATTTGAAGGGGTTAAAGGATTTAGTCTTAAAGACCATTTTCCTTTGTGGCAACCTTGTTGGTCATATTGGATTAATGACAATACTGTCATTAAGCATCGATGGAAAGGTGGGCGCTATGCAGGTTCAAATAACACCACTTTTTCAGGCCTTAACATGGTAACAGGGCATACGCATCAACTTAAAGTTGAACCATTTACGGATTACAACGGTAATCGTTATGGCGTACAAACAGGATGCCTGGCTAATCCTTTGGCGGATCAATTCCTTAATTACACGGAAGATAACCCTAAAGACTGGCGTTCAGGATTTGCCGTGCTTACTTTTGAACAAGGTCGATTATTGCAACCTGAATTGGTGCAAGTATGGGATGAAGAGCAAGGGCAAGTGGAATTCAGAGGAAAGATATACTCAGTTTAAGTAATCCGCCTAAATACATAGCAACCGCTACAGCTTCCACAGTAAACAAAGCGTAATCACGACTACGTAATCCCTCGACAGTCCATAAAAAACTGCCTATAAGCCCAAATACAAGGTTTAAAGGGTATATGTTTAAGCTAGTTAATCCTATGCCAATAAGGCACAGGATTGTTCCAGCCCACTTCAAAGCACATCCTTAATAGATGCTATGTTTTTACGTTTTAAAGCTTTTCTAAGCTTTTCTAACGCTCTTGTTTCAATTTGTTGAACTCCACACCTAGTAATGCCTATTATTTTAGCAACTTCAGTTTGAGTTAATTCTTCTTTTAAGTTTAATTTGTCGGATTTAGTAACCATGATGCAGCAATGTCCATTGTAGGTATAAATTTAGAGCTTTTCACTTTGTAATCTACGCCAGTTTTAAACTTTCTGTTGTAATCCACATTAGTTAATCGTTGTAACTTTTGAGCGTTGGGAAAATCACCTGCTTTGTAATGAGTTGTTGGAGTTCCGCATATAGTTCTTTTATATTCATAAACATAAATCTTTTTATTTCTTTTTAATTGAGTAATATAAGATCCAACAACTTTAAGACTTACCTGCAATTCTGCAGCCATTTCATGCCTATTCATAGACACAATAGCCATTTTTGTAAGTAAGTTACTTATTCTTTGTTTTTTTAATTCAAATCTATTCATATAAACACCTATATATTGTGATGTATTTCTGCATGGCAATTTAAACAAACTAATTTACATTTTTCTAGTTCTTTTAACTGCCTTTCAAATGACCTAGTATTTCCTTTTGAAGAAATGCCAAATTCTTTTTCTTTTGGATCTAAATGATGAAATGCTAATGCACCAACATAATCTTTATATCCACATATATAACATTCGCCACCCAAAGCATCAACAAGCCTTTTTTTAACTTCTTTACGTCTTTTTGTAACTCTTTCAATATTGCATTTAGAACATCTAAATCTTTTATTTTTTCCTTGACCAATTGAATTAAATTTAATTAGTCCGTGAGTTTTGCATTCTTTTTCCATTGTGATAACCCCCCATAGTTAATCACAATATACCACATTTTATTGGCTCCGTATTAGAGAATCGAACTCTACTAACCATGGATTAACAGTCCAGCCCATGCACCTTGCTCGGGTTCTACGGAATAACCTTAATTAAACGCCACAACCACAAACCATTTTGCCGTTATAACCTGCAACACAACGGTATGGCGCATATACAGGGCATGAAGCAACTGCATAAGTTGTAGCTACAAATAATACTGCTGCCACTAAAATCTTTTTCATAATTAACTCCTTAAAATGGTACGTCTGAATCAATATCAGCACCGCCTTTAAGCGCTGGCTGACCTGCTTCTTTACGTTGCATATCTTGGAAATATAACCATCCATCAAATCCTACTGGCAAAGCTTCAAGCTTAACCATTTGACCTTTAGCTGTTTCCATAAGAACGCCTGCTTTAACGTAACGAGTCTTTTCTTGACCGTCTTTGTTTGTGTACGTTCCTGCTCTTGCTACGATTTCTTTAAGAACTGGCATTTCTAACACCTTTCAATTTAATAATAGTTTCTTCAACTTCCGCTAAAAATGCGGATACTTCTTTCTCAAGATTTGCAATGTATTGGTCATCTCGATCAACTCTGACAACAAATAATTGTAAATCTTCAGGAAGCCTTGGGTCAAATGACACAAAATCGCACCATTTACGACCTGTGCAAGCCATTTGAGCCATCATTTGAGGTATGTATTTAGTCGGTGCTTTTTTGCTTAATACCGTATCAATATGCGTTTTGCTATTTGGGCATTTGATTTCAATTAAACCGTCATCACCTACTAAACCGTCTGGAGATACCCCAAAATTAACAATGCTTGGATGGTCACAAAACCCTAACTCATCAACTAATACGTTTTTAAATGCTTCGTATGCCATTCGAGCTTGTGGTTCGGTATCTGTACCCCATTGCATTGCATCATTCATGTAAAACTCTTGTTGCTGACCTGTTAAACGCTCAACAACTAACTCAGATAAATAATTGGCACGTGTAGCGCTGTCACGTTTAGCTAAAACAGCAGATACTTGGCTACCAGTTACCTTACCTAATCGAGTTTTAAACCATTCTTCTGATCGTTGTTCCACGATTACTCCGCATCAATATCTGACATTTCAGCCAAGATTTCAGCTAATTGACCTGCATAAGTTTGGCAATTTAATGCACAAGCTTTAGCAGTAGGCCAATCACCAATTAAACAATAATGGTGCAACATTTTGCTTTCTGCTTGAAGATTAATCCAAACGTGAGCGTAGTCTTTGTCGTAATCGATGTGTTTCATTGTTCGTTTCTCCATAAAAGATGTTTGTATGTATTAAATTTTTCTTGAAAACGTGGATCTTCTGTAGGTGGAGTCCAATTTAATCGTTTAAATGTTTCAAGTAAATTAGTTTTGCTTGCTGGGGTATATTTCCAATTAATGTTGTCAATAGGAATCATTTTTAATCCTTTGAGTTATATTGGTTTCTTCTACGCATCATCGCAAAAGCAAATTCAAAAGCATCAAAAGCTACAGCATCGTGGTTGTAATCTTCGTTATTTTTTAAAGATTCAATCTTAGTAATAATTGCTTGCATAGCTAAACCTGCATAATTTTCTAGTAATTTGCTTTCATCATCATTAAGCTTAATATGATTAGTTTGAGTAGGAACAGTTGTTAAAGTTATTACATCGTTATTCATGCTAATTCTGCCTTTCTAGCTTCTTTTGCTGTATTAATTTCAGTTAATGCTGCTTTGTCTTTGTTAGCTGCTTTGTATGCTTCAGCAAACGTAGTTTTAAGCTCATCCATGTCTTTGCTAGATGCAATCTTGGCTACTAATGCTTTTACATCTACAGGTTCTACATCTTCTTGTGGCAAATCTTCACCTGCATAGATATACAAGCCAATACCATGCAAAGCAATTGCTTTAACCAGACAACGTTGCATAGCTGTATTGACATCCATTGCGTTAGGGTTAGAAATCGGTTTATTTAGGTTATTAATGACTGGAAGCATTGAAGTCATTGTTTTGCCAAATGCTGTAACAGAGCAAAAAACCATCATTGTTCCGTCTGCAAATGATTTTGGTTCGCTGTATTCCCAAGTTGCTGATGGGTCATTTTGAAGTAACTGATCTACAGCCCAGGCCCATGAAAGATCTGTAAAACGGCCTTTTTTCTCAGTATGGTCATTAACATTTAGCTTACGTAATTCTAAAAATTTACTCATTTAAATCTCCTTAAAACACTATTAACAAAACTGCGCCAAACAAAATATAACGATAATTTCTTACCCATTCCTGACATCCTAAGTCTACGGT